ACATTTGGAGTAGGTGCTAACGTAAATTTATATATTACTCAAGGCGAAGCTACTAATATGGTGCGATTTAATTCCAACTTAAGCACTGTTGCAGACAATGGTGTACCTGCTCGTTTTATAGAATCGTTTGCAGGAAAGCTTTGGCGAGCAGATAACTTAAATGAAATCTATTATTCTGTAGATCCACATACAGATGGAAGCGCCACTTGGACTGCATTAGAAGACAATGCTAGAGTAGGCGATTCAACCTATTTTATTAGAGGAATGACGGTACACGATGATGCACTATGGGTTGGAAAAGATGATGGCATCTACAAAATAGCTGCAAATATTTCTTCTACTAACGATGATGAGAAATGGTATGTACAAAAAGTTATTGATCTAAGTCACAGTCTAAGTCCTTATAATGGAGCCGCTATGATGAGCTTTGGAGGCTCATTATACTTTAGCGTAGATAAAACACTAGGACAGTGGGACGGCACTACATTACAGTTTATGGGACCAGATAGAGGAGCCAATCCTGGTAGAGACCAGATGCAAATTAAATCTGTGTATGATACTGCATTACCACAAAGTATTAATACGGAGCCAACTACTTTCAATGCTGGAGCAGTTGGTCATGTAGTCTCTATAACAAATGATGGAGAAAATATTTATGTAGCAGTAGATACTGCCGGTAACTCTACTGGAGGCTCAGGACTTGAATCACGAGTTATGTACTGGAATAGGGCTGGTTGGCATAATTTTTACTCAACAAATGAGTTCAGTGATGATGAACATGAAGGCGGAGATTACCGTGTTAGATTTGTTCATTACATTCCGAAGAAAGGAAATGCTGGATGGTCTAATTATCCTAGGCTAATAATTAGTAATGAAGCTGTAGTAAATGAAGAAGAAGATGCTGTTGAAAAAGAAGATAGAATACTTCAAGCATATTTCCCTAGATGGGGAAGTAACCCCCTTGATGATATAGATGTAGCTGGTGCAAGTAACATTGCTTATAGAGACAGTGGTTATTTAATTACTTCATGGTTTGATGGGGGATTACCAGATATTGAAAAAACATTTTTTGATCTAACCTTAGAAACACAGGATGTGGGACTTGGAACAACAAACAACAGTATACAAGTTGAGTACCAAGTAGATGATTTGAATATTTGGAATATGATGCACCAATCAACAACTGTTGGCGCATCAGATAATGATCTTGTAACACACACACCAACTCAAACACTTACTTTCCCTGACAATGGAAATCTCGATAGATCAATTTATGCTAAGAAAATTAGATTAAAGTTTACATTTAACAGATCAACATCTGGAACTGGCTATACTTTAAAAACTCCTATATTAAAATCATGGGGTTACCATTTTGTAGTACGTCCTGAGTCTCGTTATGGTTGGAACCTTACTATTAAATGTTATGATAATCTTATTGATTTACAACGTAGACAAGAATCTAAAGAAGCACAAGAATTACGACAATTCCTATATGGAAAAAGAGATCAGAAAGTTCCTATTACTTTTTCAGATGGTACTGAATTAGATCAGATAAAAAATTGGGTTGTCAACCCATCTATGGAGTACTTAACAGGAGCAGAGGGAACTCCTCCTGTAGGTTACAGTGCATCAGGTTGTACTATAACGTCTACTACTCAGTTTAGAGCACATGGATCAAGGTCATTAGTGATTACACCTACTACTACTACAGACGATGCTATTGTAACTATTGGAACATATGATTTACAGTTTTATGATAATGTATTTTTAGCTGCTAATATGTATTTACCTAATGGAGCAGATAGTACTTACCTACAGGTTATTAAAACGTCAGATAGCTCTATACTAGCTGAAAAAGAATTTAAAGCAGTAGGTCCATCGGGAGCCTTTGGTGATATTTATTTAGCAAACAAAACTAGATGGGTACGTGATTATTCATTTTTTGAAAATGTAACAGCTTCTGGAGAGTACACCTTTAGAATCATTCGTAAGGCAGCAGATGCGTATGCTGCTGTACCTTTCTATATAGATACTGTAGAGTTTGCACATAATGGTCCAAATAATTTAAAGATACCAAACTATGATTATGTTGATGGAGACCAACTACGATGTAGATGGTTAGGCACACCACATAACTCTGAAAGTGTGAGACAATCAGGTTATCAAGTATATATAACAGGTATGACAGAATCTTTTAGGTACCCGGAAGTAAAACAATCAACTACAGCTTTTGATAGTGAAATAACATTAGCATTAAGAGAGGTATCATAGTGGGTGGTATGAAATCTATTAAAAATTTAAGAGGAAAAAGACAAGCTGCACAATATCCGCAGTTTCCTAGAACATATGTAAGAACAGAGACAGAGAAAGTAATACGAGATAGGCGAAGAAGTTCTCCTGAATTTGGTGATTCAGTACTAGAACAGCGAGCTACATCTAAAGAAACATTACCAACAGCAACTCTACCAGAAAGAATTGTATTTAAAAAGCTTTCTGAAATGCTTAGAAGTAATAACAAATTTCTATTTCAGAGAATAGAAAGAGGTGGTAGAAATCTTATTGGTGGTTTTATTATTGACTTTCTTGTTGTGGATAGGTCACCACCTATTGCTCTTGAAATTCTAGGAGATTACTGGCACCAAGCATATGAAAAGATGGCTGACTTAGAAAGAGAGTTAGCAGTTAAAAGAGAAGGGTATTCTTATCATGAAATCTGGGAACATGATATATATATAAGTGATGAATACTTAGAAAAAATATTGTATACTATATTAGGTGGTAGGATAATTTCTAGATAGGAGGAATCATGTTAAATCAATACGGTCATGCTCGCGGTTGGATGCCGGATGTAGACCACATAGGCACAACACAGTACGGGTACGCTGACGTTCCCCCCAACACTATGAAACCAATAGCTGTGATTAATCACATCATGCAAGGCTATGCTAGAACTATGGTTGAGTGGGCAGAGACCAATAGTGTACAGAAATCCGCACATTTTATTGTAGATAGAGAAGGTAACATCACTCAGACAGTGAGTATATACTCCCCTGCGTGGCATGCTGGGCGTACTGCTAAAGAATCATGGAAGTCATTTCCCGGAGGTAATCCGAATAAGTATACTGTGGGTATAGAGCATGAAGGATTCAGTGTAGATCCCGGCTATGGTTATGATTTTATATATGAAGATGAGTGGCCGGAAGCTATGATGCAAGCCTCAGCTAAGATACATCAGTGGGTACTGGGGGAACTAGGGCTTGAAGCTAATGACCAGACGGTCATAGGTCACTATGAAACGGATGCTGTTAGTCGTGCTAATGATCCAGGTCCTGCATGGAGTAAAGATACTCTGCTTAGTTTGATTGTGGGAGAGTCCAGTCATTCAGAAACTGATCAATCAGTTTGTAATTGCGATGAGAGATTAGCCACCATAGAACAGCGGCTAGACAAACTAGAATCATGGGCAAGAAAAGAAGACGATAATTCATTCGACTAATCATCTTTGATCGAGCCGAGTTCCACCTTATTATCTTGGTTAATAAACGATTCATAGTGTGATCCCATCCAATCTACAGGTACTTTATCATTATCAGATAATCTTACGAATAGATCCATACATGCTTCACTACAGATTGTAGTAGTTTGTTCTTCATTGATATCTTTTGAGATTCTAATAGATGTTTCTTCGGGCAATGTTCCACAGAAAACACAGGGTCCTTCTACTGTATCTAGGAATTCAACCTTTAACATCAAGCTCCTTGAAAAAGTTTTTTATATATGGTATAATTATAGCATGAAACTAGTCACATTGAAAGCTGAAAAAGATATTCAGCTATTTCCCATAGGGGATATACAATATGGGCCACCTGCATGTGATATCAATGGATTCCAGCGTTGGGTAGACTATGCGATGTCGCATAAAAATCCGATGTTTATAGGTACTGGGGATTATATTGATTTAGGTAGCCCATCAAACAGGAACAGTATCATTGCTGATATAAAGAAAGGAAATCTATATGACACTATCCAAGAAGCATTGGATACCAAGTCAAGAGAATTCTTAGAAGTTGTAAAAGATATACTGAAACCGACAAGAGGTAAATGGTTAGGGCTTGTAGAAGGACACCACTACTGGGAGTACGCAGATGGTACGACAACAGATAAGGAACTTGCAGATTATCTAGGATGTGAATTCCTAGGCACTTCAGGTATCGTTACCATGAAACTACCCAGAAAACAAAAGTGTTCTATATGGCTACACCACGGTAAGGGCGGTGGCTCTGCGATAGGTGGACCACTCACACAATTAGAAAAGATGCTACACTCTTTTGATGCAGATATATATTTAATCGGACATCACCATAAAAAAGTAGCAACCAAAGTACAAAAGTTATATGCCAATAATCTAAAGCTATCTCATAAAGATGTGATACTTGCGTGTACTGGCAGCTGGCTGAAGGGTTACATGCAGGACTCTGATACGTATGTAGAAAAAGGTATGATGACCCCCGCCGCACTAGGCGGAATAAAGATAGATATCAAGACGGAGAATTCGTCTGTAGATATGCAAATAGTACTGTAGGAGGTACAAATGTTTAAGGAAGCGAATTTGAAGGATTTGGGGGAACGCTGTGCGATGACATTTATCCAAGCATTTTTGGGTATTGTTGCAGCGGGACCATTAGTAGGTATGGATGTTGAGCCTATGAAAGCAGGGGCAGCAGCTGGTGTTGCAGCCGTACTGTCAGTCGTAAAGACATACGTAGCACAACATTCTGGTGACAAGTCAGGAAGTATAATTTCCTAGTATGGAACAGACAGAAATTTCACCGGATGAATTAATCTTAGCTTATGGTGAAGTTAACATACAAAATCGTATGTTAGAAAAATCTCTACGTGTAAAGGATCAAAAGATTCTACAGTTAGAAGAGCAGCTAAAATTTTATGATGATAAGCTATGGGAAGAGTCTGTTACTCCATTGGATACAGACTAATCGAGCCTTACCATATTAAATCATCTATGAGTTCTCGGAACTTTACTAAGTGCGAAGTAGTGTTTGGTATTTCATCACGGGAACGAGCTAAATAAGCAGGATGATATAGGGGCATTATATATGTCGGATGTGTGGAGTCCCACCAAGCCCGACGTATGTGTCCCTGTATCTTTCCTATTCCACCTTTGTTTGGAAACTCTATAAACTTATTGGTAGAGAACCTACCGAAAGTAATAACACCCTTTGGTTTTATAAGTTGTAATTGTTGATTTAACCATGGTGCACATGATTCTATTTCATGCTGTTTAGGGTCAGGGTTTCCATCACCTACCCAACACTTAACCATATTAGTTATATATGTGTCGGCTCGTGAGTACCCTGCGTTTTGTAGTAGCTGTGTCAGGAGTTGCCCAGAGTAACCAATAAAGGGTTTACCTGTGCGATTCTCTTGATCTCCCGGAGCTTCTCCTATCACAACAATGTCAGCGTTTACTGGACCTTC